ACGCAAGAGTTTTCGATGTGGACGGACACCATCCTAACATTCAGAAGCCACGGAGCCCCAAAGCCGTGGGAGAATATTGCGCGAAATACGACGTTGAAGCGCTTCGTAATTTCGAACTTGCAGAGCTTGAGTCCGGTCGTGGAACAACCGGATGGCGAGACCTACTACGAGACTGCCCCGATGCATCCACTTTTCTGGCACGAGTTGAAGAGCACTATCCGCGAGATTTGTGCCTGTCTCTGGGACGACTTCTTGAATTTTGCGAGTGGCGGTTCGGGAGTAGCCGACCCGAGTATTCTGGACGACGTCGCGACGAGTTTCTGGAACCAGATGAACTCCGAGAATGGGCAAGGATATCCCTAGAGGTACGCGGATATCCTCTCATGCCTATATTGGCATGTTGTCTTGTCTAGGGGGGGCCCCAGTCCCCTCCCTAGCCGCCTGAGCGCAAAGCTAACTGCTAATGCGCCTGTTTAAGATAGGTGGTGAACGACCTCTTTCGCTGCTATTATGCGGGGCGAGCCGCCTTGGGAAAACTGAGTGGGCAAGATCTCTTGGCCCGCACATGTACTTCTGTGGACAGTTCAATCTCGATGACTGGGACTCGTCGGCGACGTACATCGTGCTCGACGATTTCAACATCAAATTCTTTCCGCAGTGGAAGTCCTTTTTTGGAGCACAAAAGCGCTTTGTGCTCACCGACAAGTACCGCAAGAAGCGAACCGTCGAATGGGGACGTCCTCTTATCTGGGTGTGTAACCGAGACGGCGATCCTAGAGGAGCTCTTTCCGGAGCTGAATTGGACTGGCTTAGAGCTAACGCTGTGATTTATGATATTTTCTCTCCTTTATTTTTATCCGACTAAATTTACGTGCCCCAACCCCCCCAACCCCCCCTCCTCAAGGAGGGGGGGAGCCCGCAGTTCCGCGGACCCCTACTCGCGCTGCGCCGAGTTATACCTCTTTCCAGAGGAGATTACCCCTATGGAGTATGGTAACAGCAGAAGAAGAAGAAATTGGGTCTTGAGTCCAGGTGCGTATCGCGTAGTAATACTGGTCAGCATGACCGCGTCTTCCAGTAGGACCGAAGAACCGTGGTACACCGTCGATAGTTTCCTGCGTTTCCTGTATCTGTACTTGCTTGTTAAACTTCATCGTAATGGTCGTATCGATAAACGGGTCAGTTGTTGCAACACCGAAACCGTGCATCTTGTAGTTCCAGATCTTGAGTATCGTAATGTTGTCGTTATTCCACTTCGTAACCGGGCTAAGGCCTGAAAATTGGCCTGGCGAAGCGGTGACATCGAACAATGGAATGTTCCCGTTTGGTGCGACTTGCGTCGGATTGGTTGTAGTCGTTGTCGTTGCCGACATGCCTTGTCCTTCATCGTTTACATCCGTACCCGCTGCCGTTGTGTCCATCTGAAAGTCTGACTTGAAGAATATAATTTGCACGTGAACGTCTCCCGCGACGAGCCCGCGCATATTGAGGCGTAGCATGTATTTCCATAGATGGACTTTGCTTCCGTGAATTTGTCCCGATCCGGTACCTTGTGTGAACGCCGCTTGCCATGGAGCGAATACACGAACGTTCATGGCCGTTGTTCCGTTTCCGGGTGCGAGGCTGAAACTTGTTTCGGTATAGTGTTTCTTGAATGTTTCCAGAGTGCGCAGCATAACTGCTTTAACTCTCCGTTTGAAGACCGTACGTCTCTTGCGTTTCATTCCGCGAGCTCGACGGTTGAAGCGTCGCTTTGGTCGTCCGAATCGCTTTCTTCGGCGTGCAAAGCGTGCCATATTTCCTCCACGAGCTTGTATAGCGAGTCGAGCTTGTTTGTTAGTTGTTGGACTTGGCGGTGGAGTGAGTAATCCGAATTTCCTTTTTCGTGTATCGATGGGATGGGCAACGTCATACAATGTTGCCAAATCGGAAAGAGCACCAAGTCCTGCCCCGATCCAGTGCGCAGCAGTATCCATCCAAATGTTTTTGGATTAAGTGGCACCTTTATATAAAGTGCCAAGTGCCGAGTGCCGCTGGGTAATATTATGTCCAGCGGCACCCGCTCATTCGCTTACGATGGACGGGATGTTTTTCTCACCTACCCACAGTGTGGAGAGCTATCACGTGAACGGCTACGAGATTTCCTCACGCTCGAGCTTGGTGTGCGACGATTTCTCATTGCTCGTGAGTTGCACGACGACGGGAGACCTCACCTTCACGCTTACGCGAGTTGGGACGCCAGGAAGCGCTTTGCTGACGCAAGAGTTTTCGATGTGGACGGACACCATCCTAACATTCAGAAGCCACGGAGCCCCAAAGCCGTGGGAGAATATTGCGCGAAATACGACGTTGAAGCGCTTCGTAATTTCGAACTTGC